CCCCACCACCACCCGTCCCGGCTGTGCTGACACTACCATCGGCGTTTATCACCGGACGGTTCTGCATCTGCAGCAACGGCAGCATCGCCTTCAGCCGCTCGATCTTGTCGCGGTTCTGCTCGACGCCGAGCTTCGCCAACTCCATCCGCTGCGTGTAGTCCTGCTGCGCCACCGCAGCCGCACGCCGCTGGTCCAGATCCATGCTCTGCTGCGCACCCTGCAGCCCCGTCGCCGCAGCTGAGAGCAGATCCGGCCTCACCCGCGCCGGTCCCGAGGCCTGCAGCATGTTCAGGCCGAAGTTGAGCAGCGCCCGGCTGCCCGCCGCGTCCTCCTCGCGGCCACGCAGGCGATAGGTCGGCGACTGCCCGCCCGCCAGCACCGAACCGATCTGTCCCAGCAAGCCAGGCCGTGTGCCGTCATCCGGCGAACCGCGCGGCAGCGTTGGCAGCACGGGAGCCGCCTGCTGCGACGTCAGCAGTTCCTGGATCTGCTCTTCAAGCGTCGGCATGGCGGTCCCCTTTGCTTACCGCGCCTTATGAGGCGCCGCCTTATTCACCCCAGCAACCCGCGTGGCCGATACGCAACCGGCGTGCCGTATTGCGCCCCGGAGTAGGCGTCCCGGCGTTTCAACAACGACTCGACCACCTGCGCCAGCGTCTGCTCGCCGCCCATCGGCTTGCCGGTGGTGCCCGGCCTGATCGTGGTCTTGGGACCGCTGGAGGGCGTCGAGGGCGTCGCTGCCTTGGCCGCGGTGCTGACGCCCGACGCCAGCGTGCCGCCGGCTTTGAGCTTCTCGCCCAGCGTCGCCTTGTCCCACCACGCCGCCGCTTTATCGAGCAGGCCCTTCGATCCCGCCTCAGACCACGTGCCGGTGTCGAGCACGCCCGGTGCTGACACATCCGACACCTGCAGCGTCGCCGGGCCTTCCCACGTGCCAGCGGCACCCGTATCGCCCAGCAATCCGGGGGTCGCAGCGCTGTCCCACACGCCGCCCTCGATGACAGGCGCCGCCGCTGCCGGCTCTGACACCGCGCCGCCGAGGAAAATCGGCTCTGCCGCCGTGGGGGCAAGCGATGCCGCCGCCTCCGCTGCCGTGGGCACGGTCGCCGCTGCTACTTCCGGTGCCGCCAGCGCGAGCGAGGGCGCCGCGATTGCTGCCTCGACAGCCGGGGCCGCAGCCGCCGCCGCGCCAGCCGCACCGGCACCGGTAGCTGCCGCAGCCGCCGCTGCCTCAGCCGCCGCCACAGCCGCTGCCGTGCCACCAGCCGCCGCGGCGCTCTCTGCCGCCGCAGCAAGCAGGGCAGCCTCGCCAATGCCAGCGTCGGCCATCTGCTAAGTCCCCACGCCGTAGGTCGGGTCTCTGTTAAGGATGCTGCCGACACCACCGGCCAAACCGCCCAGCGTCGCCACGCCGCCGACGCCTTGTGCCCACGGGTTCGAGTAGTAGGGGTTGTTTTCCTGCGAGAAGCCCGAATTGCTGGTGCTGTAGGGAATGCCAGACACCGCACCGAGCAACGTCTGCAGCTGCTGATAGGGAAACGCCTGCTGCTGGGCGAACGCACCCTGCTGCGCGTTGAGCAACTGCTGCTGATACTGCTGCATGGCGCCGCCCGCTTGGTTCAGCGCATTGGTCTGGCCGAACGTGTGCGCCTGCTCTCCCGCGAGCGACCCCGGCAGGTTCTGCGCCGCCCCCAGGCCCTGGCTCAGGTTGGACGACATGATGTCGGCGCCGAGCTTCTGATTGGCCCCGTAGCCACCCTGCAGCATGCTGGCCAGCGCGGTATTGGAGGTGAGCCCCTGCTGTCCCGCCTGCATCGCCACGTCGCGGCTGATGCCGGTGGCCTGGTTCCATTGGTTGTTGAGCAGGTCGCCGAGATACTTCTCCGACCCCAGCGCCGCTTGGCTCTGCGCGATACCCTCTTGGACGCCCTGCCGGCTGCCGCCGAACGCCCCCGCCTGATTCGCCCCGGCGCCGATGGTGTTGAGGTTCTGCCGCAGTTGCTGTTGCATCAACTGGTTCGCTGGGTCGACGACCGACTGGGTGTAAGGCGACATCAACTGCTGCGCGCCAGCCGCCACGCCCTGCGCAGTTGCCGGACCCTGGCTCGTGTAGTTCCCCAGCAAGCCCTGCGACGGCCCGTAGACCTGCTGCTGGAAGCCCTGCTGCAACTGGTCGGTGTTGCCCTGGATGCCGCCGGCGGTGAGCGGCGTCACCTGATCGGCCATCCGTTGCTGCGCGCCGATGGCACTGTTGAACCCGGCGCCGCCCTGGTTCTGTAGCTGCCAGGCATTGTCGTAGGCGCGCTGTTGCGCCGGATCGAGGCCGGCAACCGTCTGGCCGGTGTATGGCGTGTATGGCTGGTTGCTCAGTTCCCCAGCGCGTTTGACAGCGTCCGCACTGGCAGCCTCCAGCCACGGCGGGATGTAGGCGTTGCTGTTCTGGACAGTGCTGGTGTTCTGGCCGCCACCATTCTGGCTAGGCATTGCTCAGGTCCTTGATAAATTTGACGCTGGTTGGCTTCCAGCGTGGGTCAAGAGGCTGCCGACGTAACCATCCCAGCCGCCCGGTAGCTATGGCGATGCTGCACCCTTCCGAGACACCCCAGGCATCAATCGCTGGCTGCATCTCGGCACATTCCTGCAGACGACCGCTGACGATCCAGTAGTTGAGCATTCTCATGCGTGGCGCCACGATCACCTCCGTGACAATGACGCTGTCACCGTTGGGCCAGCATACAGCGCGATGCTCGCGCACCCGGTCCAGCACATCAGCAACAGTGTGGGTATTGCCGCCGATCGCCAGAGCCTTCTCGAACCGCCGCAGCTTCTGTTCGTTGGTCACGGAGCCGCCTCTGTGACAATCGTCCCGGCATCGGTGATCGACACGCGCCACGACGTGCCGTCAGGCGAGATCAGCCCGACGAAATGGTACGCAGGACCCGCCAATCCGGCATTGGCCTTGCGATTGATTTCGGCGGCAATGATAGCCAGCCGCTCATCGATGCTGCCGGCAGTCGGTGCCTGGAACGGCGCGGGTGGACGGCTGACCGGGCGAACTGTCATCGCTACCTCCTCCCGCCCTTCCTGATACTGAGCCGGGGCCGGCCAATGGCAAACGGCTCGTCGGCGAGCGCCTCGACGCGCATGCGGATATGCCTGCCCGAGAATCGCACGTCCATCAGCCCACCATGCGTCTCGGTGTATAGCCCGGTGTCGTGCTCCTCGCTCTGCGGCTGCTCCCTGGTCAGGAAGCGGTACCCGAGGCCGCTGGGCGCCGCCGCGTCGAGGACCAGCTGGCGCACGTGGAACCGCGCATCACCCTCAGCCAGAACGATGTTGCCGCTTTCAGCATAGACCGATCCGACCGATGCACGCGGCGTGTTGTCATCGAGCCAGCCGTATTCGTGCAAATACAGGCACGCCCCGCTCGCCGCTGGCCCTGCCAGGATGGGGTTGTCCATCGTTCCGGTCCCGTCTGCCGCCGTGCGTTCCCTTACCCCGATCGTCCAGGGCCGGTTTGCGTCGGCATAGTTCACCGCGATGTAGCGGTTGCACTCGTTCGAGCCCTCATCCGGCCAATCCCACCACAGTTCAGAAAACGCCGGGTTGGGACTGCCAAACACGCGCCCCACCATCTGCCGGTTCACGAGGCTGAAGAACCAATCATCAACATCGCACTTCATGGGCTGCACACTCCCGGCATAAGCCCAGAATGTTTGCAGGCCAGGCCACGCAACATTGCTGCCGATCCGCACCACAGCGCGCGGCGAGATCGGTCCGCAGCCCGAGGCGATCTCGACAATGCCGTAAGCGTACGGCGGTCCCACGTAGGTCATCTTGTGCAGGTCGTTGCCGGTGAACAGCAGGATGCTGTCGGCGATCTTGATAGCGGTCATGGCGTAGGACTGCGTCGCGAGCAGTTTGTCGCCCGCCATGTTGACCGCGGTTGGCGCCCAGACCGCGTAGTCCTCCTGATCGGACCAGGCGATCATGCGCGGGTCACCGCCGGCCCCGTAGAGCACCACGTGCCGCTGGTCGGTGACGATTACGCCCCGGTTCGACGCTGGCGCCGCTGTGACGATCGTCGGCAGCACCGTGGGGGTGTTGGGATCCCACTCGAACAGGTGGCCATCCTGGGTCGGCACGATCAGCAGGCGCTCGCCGAACGTATCCATGCTCCACCGGTCGCCCATCGTGGCCGAGATGTCCTGCGGACCAATGTCATCTGGGTCACGGGATGTGCCGTAGGCGTCCTCGCCGTAATCACCGAGACCGTAACCGTTCAGCGCTCCAGGCGGATCGAGTGTGCCGACACCGGCTGGCGTGATGTCGTGCAGCGTGTCGGTGTCGAACCTGTAGGCGTAAAGCCCGGTGTCAGTGCCGAACGCCGCCCAGCGTATCCGCGCGTTATCGTGCCACGTGATCAGGTCCCGCACCGGGGCGGTCACGCCCGTGCCTGGGATTGCCGTGTTGCCGCCGATCGGCTGGATCTGACCGCCGCGGAACCGGATGTTGTTGCAGTCCCACCATCGCCCCGTGGTTGCTTCCGGGGTGGCGTTGCGCACAACGCCCGGCGGCGGGGCCTGGGTGAGGCGTGGCATGTCAGTGCGTCCCGCGCATCGGCGCCGACATCAGCCGGCGCACCAGCGGCACTGCGGCGGTCGTGGCGGCAGCCGCAGCCTGACTGCCGGCGTAGATGATCTTGGAGACGACCATGACCGGCTGCACCACCTCCAGCCGCGTGCCGCTGCCGCCGGACGATATGTTGTGCCAGTGGCTACCATCTGCGCTGATGGCATGGTTATGCTCGGGTGCCGTTGAGACATTGTGTGTGTGATTGTTGGCCCAGTACAGGTTGTGCGCGTGACCGGCATCGAAGTTGGTAAAGAAATTATGCGCGTGCGCGCCGGCAGTGCTGGTGGTGTAGGACGCACCGCCGAACAAATCGCTCATCAGGTTGATGCTGCCGCCCGCTGCACCCGTCCCCATACCCCACAAGCCGACCGTGTGGGTGTGGTTGCCCTGTATGTCAGTGACGCCAGTGTGCTGATGCGAGTATTGCACAGGCGTGCCGAACCCGGTCCCGGCGGTGTCGTGGTTGTGCGCGCCCTGCGCGTCGGTGGTGTGGACATGCGCGCCGCCGTTAGCCGTAGAGCCGGCATGGCTGTGGGTGCCCTGCATATCGGTGGCCAGCCAATATGCCGGCAGATTGGCCTGTGCGATCGTGTAGGACAGCGAGCCGACGCGTTGCGCGAACCCGTAGCTACGCACGGTGCCGTTCGCATCAGTGACGCTGCCGGCGCCGATCGCGGCGCGACCATTGGCCGGCGGCAGGTTGAACGTGGTGGAGCCGTCCCCATTGCCCCACGCCCCGCCAATTGACGCAAACAGTTCGCTGTAAGTAGTCCTCGAGACTGCGCGCCCATCGCAACTCAACCACCCAGGGGGCGGGTTTGGTCCCGCATAATCGATAATCGCTCCAACTGGCATGGCCATCTGGATAAATTCATCAACCACATCCCAGTTGGCATTCGTTTTACTTCCCCAACTATCTCTTGAGGCCCCCACCTCTGGTTTCACTAGCGAAAGGTTCTGCGTGTAGCTGTCGGCCATCGGCTGTTCCTATGCTAGTGTCGGGACGACAGCGGTGTGTCTAGCACCTCTGCCGCCCCTAACCCCGACCCTTTCACAGAAGGACCGAGGCTGATGCCACTTAAAGACCCAGAAGCACGGCGACGCTACCTTGCCGAGAACAAGGATAGGATCGCTGCTGTAGCCCGCGCCTATCGTATGCGGAACAAGGAACGGATGCGGGACTACAGCCGCATTTACGAGGCGACGCACAAGGAAGAGCGTCGAGCCATCGACAAACGGAAAGACCCAGCAAAACAGAAAGCGAGGTATCGCCGCTATCGGGTCGATAACAAGGACCAGGTAGCCGCGAAACTGAAGGCGTATTGCACTCGGCCCGAGATAAAGGCACGCAAGGCTGAACAGAGCCGGAAGCGGCACGCGCTTGATCCGCTTCGAAAGCGTGAGCAGTGGCGTAAGCACCGCGAAAGACGCCAGCAAGAGGCCGCCGGTCGGCCAAAGCCTGACAGATGCGATATCTGCTGCAAGACCGACAGAAAGATTATGTGGGACCATTGCCATCAAAGGGGGCACTTCCGAGGCTGGATTTGCCAACCCTGCAACATAGCTCTTGGCATGGTGAACGACGATGTGCAGCACCTGCTGAAGCTGATCGCGTATCTCCAGCGAACCGGGAAGCACACTGCGCCGCAGCTTGTTCTGGCTGGCATCTGAATCATGTGTCGGCGGTATCATCATTCGTCTTCACAAAATTCCCATCTGCCGCGACGGGCAGGCGGAATCGAAAGCCATTGGGGCCGAGGCCGGTCCAGCCATACTTGGTGCCGACGCGGCGCCGCCAGTCGCGGTGATCGCCGAAACCTGGCGCTGGTGCGGCGCGCGGCAGCACTTGGATGCCGCCGAGCTTGTTATCGGCGACGTAGACCGTGCCGCCGTCGCACGCGCGCCAATCCGGGTTACCCGTGGATGATGCGCGGATGGTGCCTGCGAGAATTGTGATCTTCGCCTCCTGTGCTACAAGCGAAGCGACGCGGTGTTGGAAGCACCGGCGTCGCCTCTAACCACACGACCCACCGGAGGATCGTCATGGCTGTCAAGAAACTGCCCGAAGTCGCGTTCATTCGCGAGTGCGTGGATTACAACCCGGACACCGGTATTTTCACTTGGCGCACAAGGCCTCGCCATCACTTCCCGGACCAACGGACCCATACACGATGGAACAACATTTGGGCCGGGAAGATCGCAGGAAGCCCCACCAGAGATCGCAGCAACTACTGGAAGCTTCGCTTCTCTGGGATTTTTTATAAGGCACATCGCGTCGCTTGGGCGATGGTCTATGGAAAGCCAGTTCCCAAGAGGATCGACCATATCGATGGAGAAACACAGAACAACCGGATCGCTAATCTGCGGGCGGTCAACATCTACCAAAGCGCGCAGAACCGTAGAGGCACAATGCGCGACACCTCCTCGGGGGTCAAAGGCATTGACTATCGGCGACGCGGTAACTGCACGCGGTTCTGTGTGAACATCATGGCGAATGGCAAACGCTATTGGATCGGCAGTTATCCCACTCTTGGTGAAGCTGTGATCGCACGACAGGCCGCTGCAAAGCAGCTGCATGGGGAGTTCGTGAACCATGGTTAGAACTGTCATGGTTTGTCCCCTATGCGATCCAATGCGGGCAGGTGAACACGTAGCGGCGGCACGCCGGGCAATAGTGCTGGGTCTTGCGGCGCATCAGACGCCCGCCACCGGGTTCCACGTCCCGCCGCCCTGGCTGACGTAGAGCGTGGTCCCTGCTGCGCCGTCAGTGCGCATCCAGAGCGACCCCTTCGGCTGTGTGCCAGTCGCAGCACCCGTGCCTGATCGGATGGTCGGGCCTGCTGCCCAAGCCAGCCCGGCCGTGGTGCCGGTAACCGTCCATCCGTTCCACTTGATGCCATCGAGCGCATGCGATGGATTATCGACAGTCGTCGTTAGTCCTTTGGCGCCCGCACCGGGCACGGCCAGGAACACGCAGTCGCTCATCTGAATGACGCTGCTGGCACCGGTCACGCTGATGTAGGTGTCTACGCGCGCGGCGCTGGCATCGAACTGCACGTCCGCCATCCGCAGCGTGCCGCCGTTTAGCTGCACCATCGCCAGCCCGTTGGCGAGGCCGTGCCACATATAACCATGGGTGACCGACAGGCGGCCATTCTGTTGCAGAAGGCCGCGATACAGAATACTTGCGCTGCTGATCGACAGGTTGTCGATCCACACTTGAAAGTCTGCGCTCGTTGGATTCATCACGACCGCATGGCCGATTGTGCGTGAGCCACGCGTCGCGTAGCAGTTGGCGATCTGCACGAAGCCCGCGCCAGCAGGGGTAATGTTCAAGTTAGAACTGTTGCCGTCCAGCATGAGATTGAGGAACGACCCCCAGGTCCAGTTCGCCGTGAGATTAAGTTGCCCTGCCCATGTCTGGAAGTTTACGCAGCCAAGCCCGTCGCATCGGCCGATGGTCGCGGCAATAAGGCCACCGTCATAATAGACGTTCAGCAGCGCGGCGCGCGCCTGTCCATAAGGATCGGCGGGGCCATAACCCCACGGCCACAGCCTGAAGTCCTGGATAGAAGGGAAGTTCATGCTATTGTCGATGTCCATTCCAACGTTGAACACACCGACATTGATACGCCCGAACTGAAACGCCGACCCGCGACTGTAAATGCCGTTCCAGCCGCCGACGATCATGATGTTGTCCAGCAACATCGTCTGCACATTGCCGCTGCAATAGATCGCCCATGGATACTGCACCCCGGTCCCGCCAGGCGTGGCGGTGCCGCCCGCCGCGATCGTCTTGAACATCGAGCGGGTGGACGCGAAGTGGATGCTGTCGCCGATGGACACGCCCGGCGCCGCCACGTTCTGGCTTAGTGTCAGCACATTGCCGGCGATGTTGGTCACCGTGCATGGCAGCGTCGATGTGCCGCCAACGGTGGACGGGATAGAACCCGTGTGCGTCACGTTATACGCCGCCATGCCCACGACGATGCCGGCGATGGACGCGACGGTGATGGTGTTCGTAGCTGCGGCGGATGTGGCTGTAGCTGTCGTGACGATGTCAGCGGGCTGCTCAAACCTGAAAGTGACATCGCGGACCATCGGGCGCTGATCGGTCAGGTTGATGCCGGTCAGCACCACCACGCCATCGGTCACAGCCGGATTGAAGCTGGTGCCGATGAGCAGTGTGGTGGCAAGGCCATCGCCCTGCATCGTCTGCGACTGGGTCAGGCTGCCGAGGTTGAGGCGATCGGTGATGCGATAGGTGCCGGCCGGCAGATATACGTTCTTGGTGGTTGCGATTGCCGCGCGGATCGCCGCGGTGCTGTCGGTGGCACCGGTCGGGTCCGCGCCGTAGTGCAGCACGTTGGCGACCGAGCCGACCGCGGTATCGAGTATCGTTGCGTTTTGGTTAAGCCGGCCGCCCCACAGGTTATCGTCGCCGTCTACCGTGGGCTGAAACAGGCCGAGGTTGGGGGTCAGAGCGTAACTCATACCGGTTCCAGTTCAGGCAGGCGGGTGACCGTCCAGGCGCCCGTCCCGCAGCCGCTCACAGGCGCCCAGACGCCCGCGGCGCAATCCTGCTGCACCCATGCCCCGGCGTTGCAGCCGGCCGCCTGGCGCCACGCCAGGGACAGCACAGCATGGGCGTCGAACGAGACGACGCAGACGCCGCCCAGTTCGACATAGCCGGGGCCGAACGGGCCATTGCCGTAGGGACCGCGACCAAATGGGCGGGTCGCCATCAGACCGGCTCGGCTATCTGAACGAACAGCGACCCTGGCGAGAACCGCACAGCGCTGCCGGACAGAAGGTCGATCGAGATCGGCACACCGTCCGCAGGGTTTACAAGTCGGCCCCAGTAGAGACGCGTCCCACCGCTCGGCTGCGTCCATATCTCAAAGTGGGCGATCGGCTGCCAATCGGACGTGGCCGGCGCGAAATCCACCGCGGTGGCGTTACTCGCCGCGTTGGCCGGCGTGGACAGCAGAGCGAACGTGGCGGCACTGCGGGCGTAGCCCGCACCTGCCATTTCCAAACCCCCTGCGGCCTCTGTGGGTGCCGTCTGGCACAGCGCCACATAGACACGCGCCAGCGTCGGCATCGGCGCGATGGCCAGTGTGTGGCCCAGCAGCAGCCGCTCAAGCTCGAGGGATGCGCTGCCGCTCATGGCGCGGTGATCGCCTGCATCTGCGCGTCGGTCAGCACCGTGGGCCAGTAGCGCACGGCGCGGATGTGGCCACTGGTGTTATCAGCGCCGAGCGCAGCGCCAACCGACAGGAACCGGATGCCCGCTGCGGTGAATGCGCCGTAGCCGGTAGCCAGGGACGCGGACGATGCGACAGCACCACCGTTGGCGCATATACGCGCCGAGCCTGCTGCCCACGTCGAGCATGCCTTAGCGACCACGCCGGCCGTCGTCGCATTGGCTGTCGCGAGCGTGACGCCGTCATTCTGCGCGACGTTCCGGGTAGCGTTCAGCAGCAACGGCGACACACCGCCAGCTGTATCCGGCCGCCCGATCACTCGCGAGTTGCTCGGCGTTACGTCGAAGTAGTCGAACTCGGCGAACCACGAGCCCCCCGGCCCGGTGAACCACCCAGTATTGGCCGGCGGGATCAGGCAGCTGTCGATGCTGCGTGTGACGGCGGCGGCGGTGGTGGGGATGTAGCTGGTGGCGAAGTCGCCCGCCTCTAGCTGCGGAGCGCCGATGCGCAACGTCATGTCGACCAGCGCACCGTTGGCGTAGTTGATCGCGATGCGCGCCTGGACCCTGGCGACGGTGGCACCGCCGGATAGTGCTATTCCAGCCGACACCCTCTGACCGGACAGTGTCGCGCTCGTAGGGTTGGCGATCGTCAGCGGGTTGTCCTTCACCAGCCCGCCCGCCGATGTGTTTTCCCTGATGGTGACTTGCGACGTGGTCATGCCTGTGGCCGTGCCGGACACCAGCCGCCAATAGTGCGAGTAGGTCCACGCCTGTCCGGTAGCTGCGACAATCGCCGCGGCGCTGTCTTGGACTATCACAGTGCCGGCTGCCGCAGTGACCGTGCCGGAAAACCGGATATCGACATACGAGATACCTGACTCGACGCCCGCGCCAACCGTCTGGACTGTCAGGCCAGTCGTGCCAGCATTATAGGACCAGTTAACCGGCCCGGCTCCTGGCGTGCCTGGGACGACCGCGCTCATGTCAGAGCTGTTGCGGATGCCGTTGGTGCGTTGGTCCTCGAGCAGCAGCCCGCGCATGGCCAGCGTGACCGGGTCATAGTCCCAGCGCGGCGTGTTGATCGCCGCCGATCGCAGCACGCCCGCGCTGTCGAAATACGTGGCGGTGGACGCACGGGTGAAGGTGATGAGCGGCGACAGCGTGCCGGGGGTCATGAAGTCGAGCGAGAGCGATGGGCCGCCACCGCCGCCGTTGAACGATGAGGCATCGGCGACCATGCCGCGCATCTCGCGCGAGAACAGCTTGCACCAGC